GTAGGCACGCCGTTATTGAACGAAAGGAGCATCGACGGGAAGAGGCCGTTCTTGATGTTGTTTAGGTGGAACGTAGAAATCTCCCGGTCCAGCTCGACGTAATTGGTAGCCCCGACGTAATCGGGAAGACCGTAGTAAAAGATTCCGGGCTGGTAGGCTTTGATTTGATACACCACCGCCGCCTCGGTCCTATCCTCAAGGTCGAGGGCGGGGTACTTGACCGGCGCGTAGCGGGGTTCCCGCATCCGACTCCAATCCGGGGAGACGTAGTAGCAATCAATTTTCCCTTGCGCGTCGGCGATGCCGCTCCTCACTGTATGGGCGGGCAAGAATCGGAGCTCGGCCACCTCCGTCCGGACGCGGTTCCAAATGACCTGCACGTAGCACTGGCCATACAGCTTCAAATCAAAACACAACTGCCGCAGTATATCGTCGTCGGAGTTCTCAAAGAGCTTTTGTGTCTTGAGCCATTGGTCCGGCTTCTCCTCTCTGTCGGTGGCTTCGAGGCCCTCGCCGTAGATCATCTCCGAGACGCCGTTTACGACGGCCGCCTGGATACTCGAACCGAGGTACAGGTCCCGGAGGTAGGAGCCGTACAAATTGTCGAAGCCATAGTCGACCCAATCGCGCCCGGTCTTCTCTTGGAAGAGGGGCAATTCGTGCGTGGGCAACCCGAAGACGTTGAACTCGTGCTTACTCATAGTACGTAAAGGTGGAGGCGGCGTCGGGATGGGACTCGTAGGTTGTCTCTTGGTACGCTTGCGTCGTTGTCGTGGCATCTTCTGTGAGTATCAAGTCTCCCGATTCTTGGGCGAGGAAGTTACCGGATTCCGTGAGGAGGATTCCCGTCAACGCGCCGCGCGTAAGGTAGCCCAAACCCTTCTCTAGGATGACATCCGTGGAGGTGATGGCCCGCACATCGGATGACGAAGCCCTCTCGACGACGCGGTACTGGATGAACCCCTCCGGCCACTGTGGGCCGTTGAGGTCGGCGGACGTATCGCCGGCGGTATCCGAGGAATCGAAGACGAAAGTCGTATACCGGTCCGTCACCGTTAGCGTCTTGGCGTTGACCATCACCACCTTGTCCGTCGTGAGGCTCGTCAGCTCCAGCCCCAGCGCCTGAATCGTAGGACCGTAGAGAGCCACGTTCGCCGCGCCCCGTTTTTCCTTCGGGGTGAGGTAAATCGTGTTCTCAATATCGGACGTGTAATTCTGAAAGACGAGGATCATCTACTACCGGATATAAGAAAGGGCCGCCATTGGCGACCCCTTCCATAAACACACAAAGCGAACGGAGATTAGCCCGTCGTAATCGTAGGATTGGACGGCGTGGTGAGGGCGTCGAACGGATAGTCCGCGGTGCCGACTCCAGCCGTAGGCTCAATCAAGTAGTAGGGGGCAGCCTCCCGACCCGTGAAGGTAAGGGTGCTCCCGGACATCTCATTCCGTGCCGCCCCTGAGGTCAGGGTGCCGCCGTTGAGGTCCATGCCATGCGTTGCCCCAAAGAGGAAGACGTTGTCGTTGTTGTCCAGGACGAAGATCTGCGAGCGGTTGCGGCTGATGAGGCGCAGTTGCTCCGGGTCGGCCTCCGTATGCTTTTGGAGGACGAGGTTCAAAGTCTGCTCAAACAGCGAAGCCCCCGTCGCGGGGTCGCTCTGGACGTTGATGGTGAAGGAAGACAGGTCCGGACGGAGGTCGTACTGGAGTACGGTCATCGTCGGAAGGTCCGTAATAGTGAACGTCTCTCCCGCAGTGGTCGAAACGGTCGCCGAACCCGCTGTGCCGTCACCTGTTCCGGCAGCGGTCACAAGGCCCTCCGCGAAGGTGCTGGCGAAGAATACCTTCGTCAGACCTCCGAGAGCGTCCTTACAATCCAATGCGCGGCCGAGGGTGATAGTACAGGCCATGTATCAGGTGAATGCGAATCCAACAACACCGTCGGTTGGGACGGCAGTCTGCACGCCAGCGGCGAAGTCCATCGAGACCTTCACGTTATCGCTACCGTCGTACTGGTAAACCGGGATGAGGCTTGCGCTCTCGTTACCGGTGTAGGCGTTCGTTCCGACTACGATGTTGTCGGGGTAGGTGAACACGATCACGTCGGCGGTGTTCGGGATACCGGCGGTCGGGTACACGGGGTATCCGAGGTAGGTCACCGTCTTCAGGTCGCGGTTGTAACCGAGGTCGGTACCCTGCGCGGCGATGGCCTGCTGCATGAAGGCGTAAGCCTCGTAGGAGAGGTAGAAGCCGGCTCCGTCCTTGGCGAGGATGCCAGGGGTAGCGGCGACACCTTCGAAGACCGTGTCCATGTTTCCGAGGATGTTGGCCGCGGTGAATGTGGCGTCGGTCGTGGCCTCAACAAAGTCAGCCATAGCGGAGGCGTCGATACCGGCCTCGTCAATTACTCCGTCGTTGGAGAGCAGACCCGTACCCCACACGGAACCGGAATCGGCGGCCCACATCAGGCTCTCGAGGTTCTCGGCGGTCTTGGCGGCTACGGTAGCGAGCAGGAACTCAGCGAAGTCGGGAGGGATCTGACCGTCACGGCGCATACGGCCCTGAGCGGCGATAAACGTTGGAAAAATGGTTCCGCGGCAAACGGTCTCCTTTACCATCAAGTCGTTCAGGGTGAGCACCTGCTCGGTGAGGCTGGTGTTCGCTCCGTCCGTTCCGGCACACGCGGCGGCTTGGATGGGGTCGGTGATGTTGAGGTTTGAAACAACAGCCTTGTGGACTACCCCCTCGATGAGGCGGGCGCGGTTGTTTGCGATGGTCTCCGCGCCTGTGACGGCGGCGGTAACATACGGCAACGCCAATTCACCCGCGTAGGTGTTGTCCGTTACCGTGATGTCGAAGTTGTACTTCTGGGACTTCATGAGAAATTTGAAATGATGTTGAAGGCACGATCGACGCCCTTCAGGTTGGGGTTGGTTTCTTTCTTGAATTCTGCCTTCGGGAGAACGCGGTCCGGGCTTGCGGCCGGGGCCTCCTCCAATTTGGCGAGGCGGGTATTGATAGCTTCGAGGGCGATAGCCATCTCATGGGTGAGGTCTTGCAGGTGGCTCGACATCTCCTCCTTCTTCTCTGCCATCTCCTCCTCCTTGTCTTCGTGCTCGGCGGCCTCGACTTCGGTGGGGGCCATCGCTTCCTTTACGACCTCGACAATCTCGGCGGCTACCTCTGGGGAGATTTGGAACTTGTCGACGAGGGCGGCCTTTACCGCTGCCATCTCGTCCTTCTCCTCGTCATCCATCATCTCGTCTTTCTTCTCCTCTTCCTCCATCTCGACGACCTTGGAATCGGCGTCTACGTTCAGGGTGCCACCGTCGGACAGTTCGTACGATCCGGCCTCCAGGGGCGCAGCCTCGCCATCCTCAGAGAGGACACGGACGGAGGCGCCAGCGGAGAACGCTTCGGCTTCGGTGGCAACAACACGCCCGTCGTTGAGGCGGGCTTCGGCGTAGAGGTCCTGACGCTCTGCCTCGACGACAGACTTGACGGCCTCCTTGAGTTTCTCAATTACGGACATGGGTAATGTTTTCGATTCGGGATATAACGCGCGTTTACTCGTTTGAAAGGAGCGGGTCGAGCTCTTCGTGGGTCTCGCAGGGCATGAACATAGTACGCCCGTTTATCTCGTGGGGGTGGTGGCCTTCACACCCCAGCGCCGAGGCCATGAGTTCGGCCTCTAAGGGGGTCCCGAAGAGGGGCTTGCCGTCTAGGAAGGCAATCGGTTCCAATACGTCACGAACGGCGGCGGCAATGGTCTCGATGGTGATGTCCTCCATCTTGACCAACTTATCGATAAAGTACCCCTCGATGGAGAACCCCCTGTATTTTTTATCTTTTACGTCGCTCCACACCTCGCCGTTATGGACGCGGACGGAGACCATCCACGTACCGGTAGGGACATCGAAGCCATAGACGGCGGCCTTGTCGCGGTCCTTGTCGGCTACAATCCAGCTCTCGAAGATTGAGAGCCCGTCGACCTTCGTCTGGTGCTCGACGGTATACTCTCCGTTGCGCTTCTGCCTCATGAAAAGTTCGGCGGCCTGTTGCACCGTATCCTTCGAGAAGTACACCTCGAATTCCTCCTGCTTGACGTCATCCCACCGCGGGATCATCTTCTCCGGAATCAAGGCCGGACCGATTAGGAGCTTCTTGTCTTCGTCGACCTTGGCGAGGGTGAGCTTCTGGTCCTTGTTGAAATACACGAAATTCTCCTCGATGGCCGGGAACTTCACGAGGCTGATAGCTTCGACGCCGAAATCGTCCTGCTCCTCATCAATCAATAACTCGACGGTCCTCATAGTGTGGTCTGAATTTGTAGCTCCCTATTTAGGGCTTGCTTGTTGCTGATCTCGTTCTCTACTACATATGCCCGCACGGGTTCCGGTGTGGGGGTGTCTTGGTTCGGGATGAGGGAGCCAACATCGACACCGACGGATTGGGTACCTCCACCGATGCCACCACCTCCGCCACCTCCGCCACCTCCGGCGGCGCTGGTTGAGTTGAATTGGGTCGACTTGATAGCAGCTACGCGGGCAAGACCCGAAGCGGTAGCAGCCGCGGCCGCGAGTACGGCGCGGATAGGTGAGTCCGGCGTAGCAGTCAGTTGGGACAAATACGCCTTTTGTGCGGAGAGGTATGTCGAGACCAGCGTCTCCGCGATGCCGATGGCCTTGTTGCGCTGAAACGCCTTCTTGTTGGCCTGCTCGCCCTTCTTGCTAAATGCCTCGTTCAGGTTGGTGAGGATGGAGAAGGTCTGCGAGGCGGTTTGCGTCCTTAGCTCTAGCGTCGCCATAGCCGCCGCCTCGTCTTGGGCTTGTTTTTCTTCGTTGTTCTTTTTGTTGGCGGCTTGATCCTCGTCATAGAAGCGCTCGTACATCTCCCGCCGGGCATCGAGGCGGGCCTGTTCTACCTCTGCCGCAAGGGTGGCATTTTCTCCCGCTTGTTCTGCGAGGGAGTTGTAGTGCGCTTCGAGTTCGGCCTGCTCTATTTCACGGGCGGTCATGCGCTCTTGATTCAACGCTTGCGTGACGGCGTTTTCCGCTTCTATTCGCTTCTTATTGTCTTCATCTGCTTTTGCGGCATCTTCACTACGGAATCTCTCCCGCATCCGTGCGAGCTCTTCGTCCCTTTGCGCTTCTATCTGCGCAATGAGTTCGGCATTGTCTCCGGCCTTGTCGAGCTGGGCGTTGTAGAAGTCCTCGACGGCGAGTATCTCCTTGGTCCTTGCGTCTAAACTGGCGCGATCACGCTGGTCTAAAGCATCTACAATTTCTTGCTCTGCCTTGGTGATTGCGGCGGCTGCATCCTCCTCGGCTTTGCGCTTTGCTAGGGCCGCGTCTGAAATGCGTTTCGATTCCGCTTCGGCTTCTGCGGCGGCCTGGTTGCGGATGGTGTTGAGCTTGTTATTGAGGGTCGTCTGTAGCTCTACCGACTCTGTGCGGATGTTGATAAGGTTGGCCTCCAGTTCTGCGAGCCTGTTTAGGTCCTCATCCGAGGAATCCGATTGCGCGGCCTTCTCTTGTGCGATAGCCAACTCCTCGGCGGCGATGCGCTCCCGCTCCGCCATCAGTGCCTTCTCGATGTCTATGGCCCTTTGTGCTGCGGCCTCTCTTTCTTCCAGCGTCTTGGTCGTATCCTCAGCGACCATATTGAGCGATTTAATCTCTGCGCGGTCCTTAGCTCGCTGAACGGTGAGGGCGCGTTGGGCATCGGTGAGGGCTTGCGTGCGCTTCTCTAATTCGACCGCTTTGTTGACGGCCTCTTGCAACGATCCCGGCAACTCGTCGAGGGTCTGCTTGTATTGCTTTACGGCCTCTTGGGGTCCCTTGCTGAACAGGTCCACAATAAATCCGCCCACAGCTTGGAAGCGGGCGGTAAGTTGCTCGACCACGGCACCCAGCCCGGCCATAATTGTCTGAAGCTGTCGCGCCCCACGGCGGGTCTTGGTAAAGGCTCCTACCAACGCCGTAACGCCCACCACGAGCGCAGCGATACCGGTGGCAATGATGGCCGCCCGCGTGAGCTTGAGGCCGGTGATGAAGGTCTTCGTCCCTGCGGCGGCCTTCCGGAATCCGGTCACCGCTCCGCCCGTAGCGGTATCGAGCGCCCCGGAGATGCTTGCGCCTTCCTCGCGGGCCTTGTTTAGTTCGTCGGTAAAGTCGGCGAGCTGGTTAGCCGCTGCTCCGAGTCCCTTTACCTTTATGTTGATGTCGTAGTCCTGCGCCATTGCGTACCCCTTGGAGGACTTTGCGCCACCATGACGAATTGCCCCACTCATAGTATCCATATAACAGAAGGCAATCGGGGTTGCCGCGGAGCTCATACTGAGCCGCCACTTCCAGCACGCGGGGGATGGCCCTCCCTATCCCATCGAGGTAGTCTTTCATTCCTGCAATAGTACCCGGTCGTTGATGCCGGCCAACCTCGCGCCCGCCTCCGTTAGGATAGCGTTCTCGAACTCGGTCTCATTGGTGGCGTACATCCGAATCATTTCCACCGAGAGCGTCCAATTAATAATCTTGTCGGCTTCCCCGCTGGCGTAGATATGCAGCACCCCATCCGAAAGGGAGGCCGTCAGGCGTCGCGCTCCGGGGCTTCCGCTGCTCAAGCTCTCGCCGCTGGTTTCGGAAAGGGTAACCGTCCCGGCCCGACCATTGGCAAGGAAGCGCCACGTATCAAAGAGAGAGGTAAAGGCCACCCCCGCCGAGCCTCCCACCGTCGTGGAGGTGGAGCGGATGACCCCAAAGGCGACGGTGTTATCCGGTACGGTAATGGGTGCTCCCCCTGGGGCCACGGGTTCGATGGTGTCGCTTCCGGTGCTCTCGCCCGTTAGTATCACCTCATCGTAAACGCTTACGGTGCCGCTTCCGGGGTCGGTGGTGTTGGTGTTGGTACCGGTCGGGGAAACGGGGCCGGGCGTGTCTCCATTGGTGGAGGGTATTGGGTCCTGCGAGTCCGTCGGCGGATAGGGAGGTACGGGGTTCCCGTCATCGGTGGCGGGGTTATTCCATCGGCATGTATTGGTCGTAGCGTCGTAGTAGTACCCGAACGCCTCGCAACACTGTTGGCCGGGGTTGGTCGTCGTGGTTCCGTCGGCATCGGTGAAGGTGACCG